TGGTGTCACCTAGCACAGTTACATCAAGTAAAGCACTGTGCTACTCCCCCTTCGGGGGAGCTACGGGCGCCTGCTCCGCAGGCTTGTGGAGGGCCTCTACGAGCCCCAAACGAACCGCCTCATCGCGGTTCCGGTCATCCAGGCAAAACTCGACAAACTGCCCTGGATCATTCTCAAATCGCGCCCGGATCTTGGCCGGAAGCGCTTCAAACGAGTTGCGCGCCTCAATCAGCGCGTTCATTGCCGTGTGGTAATCATTCACCTGAGAAAAGTCACCATACGTCGGCATACGAATCGGGGCGACAATCTCGCCCGTCCTGCCAAATCTTTCCATAATAGTATTGATGTCCGCCTCATCGCGGAATTGCTGTTGAGCCAAAGTTGGCTCAGGACAAGACAAACCAGTCTCGTCCGAGACCGCATCTGTGTCGTAGTTATACGGGGTACGAATAAAAATAGTCATTTCTTTTGCGCCCTTTTCCTAGCTGGATGACCCTCATAAGGGTCTTTCTTAAACCTCAAAAAATCGCCAAGGTACTGCTCACCAAGCTTCAACTCTTCCAAATACGGACTTATATTTCGTTTAACAAACGAATCTTCAGCATTGGCCAAATTACGGGCCTTAGGAAGATCAAGCTCCAACAAATCCTTCGAAATCTTGTTCTTCTCAGCACTAGTCAAATTCAACTTAATCCTGGAATCAAGCTCCTCGACAATCTTCCGAATCTGCTGTATCTCTTCATAATTTTTCTCAACGCCTGCCGTATACGATAGCTCCAAAGCGCGCTCCTTAGCAGTTTGCGCTGATTGCATTTCTCCCACACCCCACTTGTTCGCCAACTCCGCCCAACGCAAACGCTCGCCAAACTCCCAATTCAAATTGTTCTCAAAATCGATACCTCGAGTCTCAGCCTCGGTCTTGTTAGCCGCAGCCTTCTGAACACGAATCTGCTCCTCCATAAGCTTGCGCTCCAAAGTCTTCTGGTAACCACTGACACCAGAGGACACCGAATCACCCATCACAGCCGCTGCACCAGCTGGCGACGAAGCGCCACCATTGGTGTACGCCAGCATCGGGTTCAGACCAGCCTTCTTAAGGTCTTGAACCGCACGCTGATACGAAGTACCAGACATATCCGCCTGAAAATTCATCTGCCGTTGAGCCAAACCAGCATTAGCAGAATTAGTACGTTCGCCGCCTAAAAAACCTAAACCACCGGCGACAATAGAACCCATCAGAGCATCATCAATGCCAAACATCACAGCCTCCCAATAAATTGGATAACAAGGAGCACTACCAGGAATATCCCCAGTAGTGCAGCCACAGAGCTAAACCAATTCATCAGAAATGATCAATCAGACCAGGCACGCTATACATCGGAAGCGGCCTTGCAGCTTTAACATCAAAGAACGTATCCAACAAGAATTGCTGACCATTGGCAGCCGCACCAACAGCCACGATACGAGACACCGGCGGGTTATCCTGAATAAACGAAGCATTAAGCGTCGGCAACGAAGTGAACTTCTGAGCTAGATGCCATCCATCGATCGTACCTGCCGACGTCGACTTAAAGAGTCCCGAAATCTGGGACGGGTTATACCGATACTCGGCCCAACGCTCCTGATAACCGAACACATTAGCGTCATTGGCAGAACCATCGCAATAGATCTCCTTATTAAGCACAGCCTGTTCGCCCAGGTGAGCAAAAGCCGGAAAATAAAAGTCATATCGCGTAGATCGCGACCACATCTTCCGCAAACCCTGCTGGTACGTCAGGTCTGCACGTACCGACACAAGACCAATCACAACCCCGTGTTCAGTGAAGCTTTGCGTGAATCCGTGACCATGCGCAAGCGCAGTACCCATAGCTGCAAGATTACCCAGCGGAGTGGTGGTACCGCTAGCATTCGAACCAGAGGTTTGAGCAATGGGATTAATTGCAATGGGAGTACTACCACCACCCAAATACTCAGGACGCTGCAGACGAGCATCCGGGCTAATGACCCCAAAATGAGAGCGAATAATCTCAGTGTATCGCGTGCCTCCACGAGCATCCCTTTCAAGCAGACGTTGGATCTGGAAAGATTGGCGCAACTGGTTGATGGTTGCCGCAGTCGCCTGGGAGAGATCGGCATAGATGTTGGCCTGAACACTGTTGCCAACCGAACCAGTATTGACGTTGACGGACGTACCGTAAGACGTAATCGACGCACCAGCCGCATCACGACCTAGCACGACATATTGATTCTCCGCAGTAGTCGGACCGACAAACGTGTCATATTTAATCGGAGCCGTCGTACCAAGCGGCAAAGTAACCGACGAACCCTTCTGAGGCCACGGTAGCGCTGACGTAAAGTAATCGTGACGCTTGCCGCGACGAAGCAGCGTATAGTTCGACACGGTATCCGGGCCGTCGCCCGTATCTACCACCACCGAATTCTGGAGGTTCTCATCACGGAACCATTCATTCCAAATCAGGTTGTAGGCACGAGTAAAAAAAGCACAGTGGGAAACGGTGTTGCCGGCACCGACCTGACCCACGGTGGGGAGACCCATGTAGTCCTGTAGTGAACCCACTGCGTACCCACCAGTCGGGGAAACTTGCTGAGGAACAATATATGAGATCGAATCGCCAGGGTTGGCCTGCTGACCCATAAACTCTTCCCAATGGTTCCAAATCAAACGGTTAGGAACAAAGAAGAAGAAACTATCCAGATGCATGTTGTCCATGACCGGATAAAGCGGAGTAGCGAGACGGGCAAAAGCCGTCATGCTAAGGTTGAACGTATCGCCAGGGAGAACTTCGTCCACGTAAACCGGCACTAGATAACCGGCATCAAACGTAGTCTTGTGTGTTTTCTGGATCTTAAAACTGGAACGGGGAATGTCCGCTTTGGGAATCATAGCGAACTGGTGGAGATCTACCGACCGATTACGGTGCATAACGCCCTCAGTAGTTGCCTACCCGACGGTACCCCCGTCGGGCAGGGAGATTAAAAATCAGTTCTTGGCCTGCTTACCAAGCATAAGAACCTTCATATCGTCATGGGAAATAATACGCCCATTACTATCATCGAATATACCGATTTCGTAAAGATCAAAATCATCGGGATGTGCAAAAAGCTGATTGTCTGGCGCATCACGATTAACTTCGTCCATAAAAGAACGAATTGCCATATTTGCAGTAGGAACAAAAAAGGGACGCATAAACGCGTCCGCAGCGCGGTCTTTAACCGCAACGATTACAAGTTGCATAACTTATCCTATTTATAGTTTTCGTTTAAGACGAGACAGTTTGGCTTCCAGGATCTTCTCCTTGACTTCCAAACGCTCGGGCGAATTGTCTAAAATGCGAAGCCGAGCCTGCATTTCACGCTCAAAAGCTATCTGGTCGAATTCCCAAGGGAACTCTTCCGAATATTTCTTATCGTAAAACTTAGGGGGCTTACACTTCTTACCATTAACAATTACATAATCATGGGGGTATACATCCTCCTTATAACGTTGTAGCCAATCGGCACCAATCCCCGGTTTCAACGACATCTTGTTGAACTCCGGAGTCCTTTTAATAATTTCACCAGTAGAGAAATTAACCTCTTCGTAATGCTGATCTGCCATGTCGCCAGTCACTTTCTTCATGATGTACCTGGCAACATAAGCCGCCGATTGAAAATTCACATCACCAATCGACGAATACCCAAACGGCCATAGCTCTTCCAAAGCTGCTGACCGGTAAATCTTCGAACCAGACTCGGTCTTCTGCCAAAGCACCTTGTCCTGGAAGTCAATATTGAACAAACAAGCGTGGAAATGGGGACGACCAAAATTCTCCCCATATTCCCCTGCCATGTAGAACCTAATCGGGTATTTGTCTCCAGACCCCGGCGTAGCCGAGGGCTGGATACCCGTGAAGCGCTTTCTAAGACGCTTCATGAACTTTTGAAAATCTCCGTACTTAAGGCTGTAATCCTCAGGCACGTGATCGTCGTTGTAAGTTAATGTTATAAAACAGTTATTTTTGTACAGGCTAGCTTCATGCATACAGCGGATCGCCCATTGCCGACTTCGCTCGAGACGACATCCACGACATTGACCACAAGGCAGCTCAAGCTGCCGAAGAATGTCATAACGCTTCAGCTCCGAAAAAACGATAGATCGATCCGTACATTGCCAAGCCTGGATAGGCTTGTTGCACGCCATAAGTCACAGTCGCCATCCGCCACGCATAGGATTGATATTGATATTAGCCGCCTTCGTCCTACCCACATGAGACTTGAAACGATGAGCCGACGCACGCTTGTTCACCGGCTTTCTGGAAAGAGGTTTCATAGCTTTCCTTTCAAAAGATCAACCAAAAAATTAAGGAGACACCAGTAGTCTGAGGCATCTGGTGTCACCTAGCACAGTTAC